GATGGCAACTCAAAAGTCTTCTTCCTTGACGAGATTGAGGATGAAAGATATGAAATTCTTATAGGTGATGGTATTCTAGGTAAAAAACTAGAGAACAATGCAAGGATTGAAGTTTCTTACCTAACAACATCTGGTCCAGAAAGTAACGGAGTAAGAACATTTGTCTTCTCTGGTGTGCTTGAGAACCCTCAGGGTGTATCTCCTGGCGCATTTACCACTAACATCACTTCTACTACTGCCTCAGCAGGCGGTGAAGAGATTGAAAGCACCCAGAAGATCAAATATACCGCTCCTAAGGCATACGGCACACAGGACCGTGCAGTGACCGCTCAGGACTATGAAGCAATTGTCCGTCAAGTGTATCCTGCTACAAGTGATATCATTATCTTTGGTGGAGAAGATCAAGATCCACCTGAGTATGGTAGAGTCTTTATTGCACTCAAACCAAAGGATGCTAGTTACTTGACATCTCTAACTAAGAATCAGATTATTGAAGAACTCAAGAAGTATGTTGTGGCATCTGTGGAACCAAAATTAATTGATCCTTCTATTCTATATGTTGAGCTGATGAGTAAGATCTATTACAATCGTGAGTCAACAGATCAAACACCAGCACAAATTAGAGACAAAGTTATTGGTGCTGTACAGTCTTATCTTGATACTAGTGATACTGAGAAGTTCAATGGTAAATTTAGATACAGTAAAATGGTTGGTGTTATTGATGATGCAGATAAATCTATCAACTCAAACCTAACTGAAGTTACAATGAGAAAGGATTTCTATCCTTCTCTAAATTCTACCTTCTATTATGAGGTATGTTTCCAGAACGCATTTGATGTTAACTGCGACGATCCAATCCTGTCTAGCACTGGATTTAGAGTTACCGAATATCCTAACTTTGATGTTTATGTTGAAGACAGAGGTGGCAAAATTGTCCTATATAGACTAGATAGCGTAACTGGCGAAAAGGTTGTCCTTGACAGCGATATTGGCGATATTGATTATGTAAAAGGTGAACTTAAAATGTATGCTCTGACTATCATTAAGGGCAGTTTCTTTGATAATCGCATTTCACTAAGAGTAAAACCACTTTCTAATGATATCAAGGCAGTCCGTGAGGTCTATCTTGACGTTGACGTTGCTAATTCCTCGTTCACTGCATACAAAGAGTAAAGTAAATGCCTGCTGTAAAGACTAAGAGAATTTCTACTCTCATTGAGACGCAGCTTCCCGCTTTTATTACAGATGAATATGAACTGTTTAGTAAGTTCGTTCAGAAGTATTACGAAGCTCAGGAAGTACAAGGTGGTACTTTGGATGTTATTAGTAACCTCCAAAAGTATGCCGACATTGATTTTTATGAGAAGAATATTCTCAAGCAGCACGATAGTCTAGCAGCTACTATTACTGATAGCGATACTACGATCACTGTCACAGATGCACAATCCTTCCCAAAGAAGAACGGATACATCCGCATTGATGATGAGATCATCTTCTATGCTACAAGGACCGACACAGAGTTCCAAGACTGCTCTAGAGGTGTTAGTGGCAACACATCTCTTGGTGATCTATATGAAGCAAGCAATTTTACTAGTACAGATGCGGCACCGCATAATGCTGGGCAAAAGGTTCTTAATGTAAGTAATCTTTTCCTGTATGCATTTGTCAAGAATTTTGAGAATCAGTATCTAGGTTCTTTCCCAGAAAAGTATCTTAAAGGAGAAGTTGATAAGAGAACTCTGATTAAGAATATTCAGAAGTTCTACAAAGCAAAAGGAACTACTAGTTCTATTAAATTCATCTTTAACACAATTGTTGCTAAAGATGTAAACAATAAACCAGAAGTATACAAACCAAGAGACTTTACATATAAGTCATCTGAGTCTGATTGGACTAACGTATATGCTCTTAAGTGTAGGGTCGTATCTGGTAACGTCAATGATCTGATTGGAAAGAAAGTTGTCCAGACTGCTACTGAGGAATATGGATATGCTGATGCAGTCGTAGATAATGTGTATGCTGACGGCACTGCAGATAACGAAGTAATCTATAATATTGTATTAGCACCAGAAACTGTTAATGGTTCTTTTGCAATTTCAACTAAAACTAAACTTGAACAATCAGTTGCTGGAACAGATAGCACTGGTGACAGAATTAACGTATCTTCTACTCTTGGTTGGGAAAAGACTGGTTCTATTCTAATTGGAACTGAGACAATTACGTTCAAAGAAAAAACAGTAACTCAGTTTATCATTGATGAAAGACAACCTTCTGGAGCTATTGCGTATCCTGCAGGAACAGCAGTATACAAACCAGTAACGATTAAGAATTCTGATGTAACTTTACTTACATTTGGTGTTGTCTACAATTTAAAACCAGAATTTGCTCAACCATACTCTAGTCCTGGTGATAAGATTCTTGTATCTAGACCTGGTTTTGAAACTGCAGATCCTAAAATTGTTCAAACTGGAACTAATCAAACAAGATGGTTGTTGAATCAGGGAACTGCCCCAGTCATTCCAACATTACCAAGTATTCAAACATCTTTGAGTCAGTTGACTACAGATGTATCATCTATCTTTGCAGATGAGCAATACTATTATATCACATCTTCTTCTTTCCCATCATATAAAATTCTTGATGGATCTACGGTAAGTGAAACATTACTAGATCAGAGAATTCTTCGTATCATCAGAAAAGAAGCGACAAGAACTACAGAAAAATACAAAACTCCAAATAGAGATATTGGTATCCTCCTAAACGGTGTCCCTGTCTATGGTTTCAGGGATCATGATAGCATTCGTTTTGGAAAACTAGAAGAAATTAAAATTAATACACAAGGAAGAGGTTATGCAAAACCACCTTTCGTATTGATTGACCAGGTTCCAAACAAAGCTAGAGCAGTTTTGACTGGTCAAGTTGTAGAGAGAATTATTGTAGACACAGAAGATATTTTTCCAAAAACTCCAGAGATTACTATTACCTCTGGTAGAAATGCTTCAGTTCGTGCAGTTGTAACAGGTGGAAAAGTAACAAGTCTTGTTATTGATAATCCTGGTGAATTTTATTCATCTCCACCAATTGTAAGAATTAGAGATAATGCTGGTAGAGGAAGATTTGCAACTTATAATGCAATTGTAAACACTGATGGCAATATTACAGGATTTGAAAAAATTGATGAAGGAAACTTCTATAATCAAAATACAGTCATTGTAGACATTATTCCTGTTGGACAAGATGCTTCAGGTATTCCATTACTAAAAGAGTGGAACTTTAATAGATTTAATAAAATTGAAAATGATCTTGATACTGAATATGGTTATATTTTCCAAAATTATAACAATGCATTAGAGTATGGTTATGGACATGTTGGTAATCCTAAAGCTTTACGTGTTGCTCTTAACGACAACATCAACAATGCAGGAACTGAACCTGCTACAAAAACTCATTCTCCAATCATTGGATTCGCTTATGACGGTAATCCAATCTATGGTCCATTTGGTCATGAGAACCCTCTAGATTCTAATTCTCCTATTGTGAGAATGACATCTAGTTATTCTCTGAATGGAACTCGTAAAGAAGGTCCCTCTCTTTCCGAGTATCCTCTTGGATCATTTAATAATGATTACACGTACACTCACAAGAGTGGCACACTAGACGAGAATAATGGAAGATTTACAATTACCCCAGACTTTCCGAAAGGAACTTATGCTTATTTCCTTACTATTGATAGCAATCAAGTACCGCAATACCCGTACATTCTAGGAGAGAACTTCTATTCTCTTCCTGTTGATAGTAATTACAACTCTAACATCAATCAAGATGATATTCCAAAAAATTCCAAGAAGTATTTGATTCCTGGAATGCAAGGAAATGGTGAAGGTGTTATTGCTTCTATTGGAGAAGTAAAATCTGGAACCGTTGATAGTATTGATGTAATCAGATCTTCTAACAACTTCTCCATCAATTCCCAGTTGTATTTTGACAATAGAGGAACAGAAGGATCTGAAGTTGAGTCTATCATCTCTTCTGTAAAAGGAAAGGATGTTAATTACCTAGAATGCAAAGAAGATAAAGTTGTAAAGCTAACAACAATCCAAAGTGCATATTTGTTTGCGGACGATACACTAACACAACCATCATCTGGTGCATTTGGTTCTATTGTTGGTACAGTTAGAAATGACAATACAATTGTACTCAGAAATGTAAATGGAACTTTTGATGAATCTGGAACTTTCTCTGCTTCTATCAAAACTTTCCTGATCTTATTGGATCAGAGAAGTTCTTACACTAAAGGTGCAACGTTGAGTTTGACTGATGGTGTAAATGCTCCTATTGCAACTGCAGAAGTTTTAGAAGGAACGTCCTCCCAAAACACAGTCCAGATCAAGGTTCTCACTGGTACATGGATTGTAGATGATGATTATTTCTTACAATCAAGTAACTTATTCAATACCTCTGGAACTAAAGTAGTAACACTTACTTCTCTTAGTGATGGACTTAATCCATTTGAGGTAAATCAAAGTGTAGCGTTAATTGAAACTCAAGAACCTCATGGATTAGGAATTGGAGATCAAGTAACAATTGACATCAATCCTGATGACACAACTAAAACTAAGACCTATTATCTCAGGAAGAGGTTGTATCAGGAAGCTGTTCTGATTCCACCTAGCAGAAAAACTGCTATCAACTTTACTGGAATTGGTCGTTATGAAATCCTTAATGGTGGAGCTGACTATACTGCTGGCACTTACAATAACGTTGCTCTTACTGGTGGATCGGGATCTGGAGCGACTGCTATCTTTACTGTATCTGATGCAGGTGTAGTTTCTGGCATTCAAATTCAAAGTGCTGGTTCTGGATACGAACGAGGAGACTATCTATCTGTTGCTGATGAAGATCTAGTAAGATCTGGTGCATCTCAGTCTACTGCAAGGTTTACTATTTACATTGGACATGTTGGTGTTCCTGCTGGTGGTACAAAAGTAACAGTTGATGATCCATCAGGTTTTGCTGTTAACGATCAAATTCAAATTGGTGCTGAAGTTTTACAGATTGCAGGTATCAATGGTAGTGACTTTAGTGTTATCAGAGCTCAAGAGGGAACTTCAGATGTAGATCATTTTGATGGACAAGAAGTAACTCTATACAATCCAAGATATAATTTTACAGAAAACTATCAAATTTTCACAGGGTCTGGTTCTGGATACGTTCAATCGTATGATCCTGTAACGCAAAAAATTATCATTGTATATGATTATGGTACACTTGTATCTACTGCAAATGAAGTTACTCTAAGTTCTAGTTTCTTTGACTCTAGTAATCCACAAAGACTAGTTTCTGTAAAGTCTGCTGATGAATTAATTTACAAATTTGAATTCTCTGAAGACAATAGTACGTTTGTACCTAATCCTAACATAGATCTACAAGAGTTTTACAAGTATATTTTTGACACGTCTCATTCTAGTCTTACTGGGACTTATTTTGATATTAGTCCAAGTAATAACTTTAACTTGATTACTGAGGAGAAAGAAGCATCTACGATTCTTCCTGGTAACCCAGGTGCATTTACCAATGTCAAGTTTGGATTTGGTTCTAGACTTGCTGATAACAACTATCAAACTAAGAGAGGAACTGATTTTACAAACTTCTATTACTTTGATAGAAAAAATGTAGTTAATGCTGGTGGAGCATATTTTAAGATTGTAACAGATCCACTACAAGGAACTAAGAAAATCAATTATGTCACAGCAAATCGTTTTGTCTATGATATTACTAGTGATCCTCTTTGGGATGGTTCTGGATCTATTTCTTACACCACTACTGGTCAGTTCGCTGTCGGTGAGATTGATAAAGTCAACATCATTAATCTTGGATTGAACTACAAAAAAGTTCCAGCGATTATTGGTGTTGATCCTTCTGAAAGTTTCAGAGCATCTGCTACAGTATTGTTTGATGCTGCATCACAAACCATCACTGGTGTCAGAGTAGACAATAAAGGTTCAAACTATGTCAATCCAAAGGTTGTAATTATTGATGGTGATGGTGTTGATGCATCATTTAATATTGTTGCTAGAAATGGCGAGATTTTCTCTCTTACTGTAAATAAACCAGGAAGAGGATATACAAAAGCACCTACAATTCAAATTATTGAAAGTGATGTTGAGGCTTTTGTAGACAGCACCACAATTGGTGTTCCTCAAAGTGTTACTTTCGTGCAGAATGGTGGTGCATTCCATTTAGACAAAACAGTCTCTTCTTCCTTCACTTCAAATTATGTTGCTGTACTAAAAGATTATAATGGAGATTTTAGAAAAGGTGAATTAGTAGTACAGAGAGTAAATGGTGTAGAAGTATTCAGAGCAAGAGTTGTTGAATGGAGATTTGGATCAAGACTACTAAAACTAGAAGACACCGTTGGAATCATTCGTGAAAATGTTGCTATTGAATCTTACAACATGCCTGTATCTGGTATTGTTCGTTCAGTTTTTGTCAGCACATTTACCGAAGAAATTTCTAGTTTCTATGATAACTTAGGATATTACAAATCCGACAAAGGTCGTCTTGGTGTATCAAATCAGAAGTTGCTTGATAGTGATTTCTATCAAGATTATTCTTATGTTGTAAAATCTAAGACTCCTATTGATCAGTGGCGTGAACTAATTAAGTCTACCACACACCCTGCTGGATTTAAGTTATTTGGACAAGTTGATGTAGAAGCTACTGCTAGCAGTGAAATGCCAGAAGAGTTGCCAAGAGCATCTCATTTCAGTGTAATTCAACTTTGGGATCCAAATAAAAACAAGATTACTGTTGAGAGTACAAAACAAGTAACTACTCAAACTATTCAGACTGTAGAAAGTCAGAGAGTTCGTAAATCTTTTGGTACTGCAGCTACCAGTGAATTCTTATTTAATGAAGTTCGTGCATTTGAGTTTACCCTTAATGCACCTTTTGATGGTTACTATGACACTGATGGAAGACTTCAAGGAACAACATCATTCCAGATTCTAAACAATGGAACACCTTTCTTCCCATCATCCGAAAAAGGTCTTATTGTAACTCTAGATGGTGTTCTGCAAGAACCTGGAGTTTCTTACACAATCTCTGGTGATCAAATTGTTTTCTCTGCTCCACCTCTAGGACCAGGAACCAAATTAACTGGTGATGGAGGAGAAGTAACTCCATATAAAGGTGTTACTTTCTATGGAAAGGTATTCCAATTTAAGGATGACCAATACAATACCAAGCACCTAAGAAAAATTAGAAATATCTTCCAACGTGCTGGTACTTGGATTGATGCTGCAAATCAAATTGAAAGAAATTTAGAGTTTATCGTAAATGAGACTATTGGTTATGCAAAAGAATCTTATCCTGCATTAGATTGGAGTACAAAACAAGATGACTACGAAAGAAATATTCGTGCAATTTTAGATGCTTATCAGCATGACATTAGATTTGGTGGAAATGTAAAAACAGTTGATTACACTTCTATTTTTAATTCTAGTAGTGATTATTTGTATATCCAAAATAATAGAACTCAGTCTAATTCAATTTTTGCATATGCCACAAGACTATCAAAACTTGCTATCAGAAACTGGGACTACACTGATGTTGGTGTAGTATACATTCAAGGTTCTAATACCATGACTGTTACCGATACTGAAAATCTTGCTGTCGGTATGTTTGTAAGTTCTGGTAGATCATATCCAGCAGGAACTAAGATTGTATCAATTGATAGTGGCACACAAGTTACTCTAAGTCGCAATGCTTTAGCAAACTCTGCAGGTGGTGGTGGTGTTCCATCTGGAACAACATTATTAAATGGAACTGCGGCAGCTGGAAATACAACAATTGCAACAAACACTGGTGCTGTTGCTCCTGGAAATACATTCAACGTTCCTCCAGGTTCTACAGTATCTGTTGCTACTTCTTTTGGTGGAAATGATCAAGCAACCTTCTCCTGGAGTGGTATCAATAATGGTACATTCTATGATGCAGGTAATTTAATTGCAGCAAACCGTGCAGATATTATTTCTCAATCTTTAACTTGGGCACAAGCACAATACCCTGGATTGAACTGGGGATCTTATGCTACTAAGTGCGGTAGAGACATTGGTTTGATTATTGATGCGTATGTTTATCACCTTAAGTTTGGTGGCAATGAAAAAATTGTTAATGCAGCACAACTTTATTATAGAAAGAATGATTATCCATATGGTGAAAAACTCTACTATATTTCTGATCAATTAACAGAAACTGTTGCTACTTTTGCATATGCAAGAGATTTGATGATTGCAGCAATGAAGAATCAAGGAACTGTTACAGATCCAAATGTTTTAGTTGATTCTGTTTCTCCTGTATGTGCTGAAGTAGAAAGTACATTGAATACTTATCATGACATCATTAATACTATTCTAACAGAAGGAAAGGGACTCGTAGAAAAGACTCAGCAGAATCCAAACAAAGCAGGTAACTGGACTCCTACTTTGACATATTCTAATTACAATATTCTAGGTGATCCTCTATTACCAGCACAAGAGTGTAATACTGTAATTTCTGCTGTAGATTCTCTATATGATAATCTAAGTGATGTGTTGACAGAGCAGTCTGTTACTAGAACTCTCCCAGATTACATTGATGGAGAAAACAAAGAGTTTGAGTTATATTGGGATGATAATACAGTTGTCAATACAGAAGAAGATGAAGATCTATTCTTGACAATTAATGCTGTAATTCAAAGACCTAAGTTTACAGAAGGTTATCCATTAGAAGACTCTTATGTTATTGACAGAACTGTAATTCCTAATGTAATTAAATTTGACGTTGCTCCTATTTGGGATCAAGATCTTGGAGCTAAGACTATTGGTGAACCAACTGCAGTAGAAAAAGTTGCTGGTATTGGTGTTGGTAATTACAAGAGACTTACTATTGATTATAACCTAGTTGATGGTGTTAGAAATGGTCCTTTCTTAATCCTAGATGTAGAAGACTATACTGTACAAAATATTGAACAGGAAGACTGCTTGTATGTCTTCTTAGATGGAGTTTTGCAGCGTAAAGGATTCTCTTATACTGTATCTGGTCCGAACATAACATTTAATGTTCCAATCCAGAAAGAGATGAAGATTGACATTCGTTATCTCTATGGAAGAGATGTTGGACAAGTTCTCAACATCTATGATTATGCTCCAGATACTTACTTTGCAAGAGGTACATTATCTTTTGATACTAATGTACTAGTAGATCTCTTAAGTTATTCTTGGATGGGTGATGCAGTCGGTCTTCCAATTCATGTTTGGCAACAGAGATCTAACGGAACATATAATATTATTGGTGAAGTTAGTAATCCATTTTCACTTGGAAACAACGTCCAATTTGACATTAAAGGTCAAAATGCTGCAATTGAAAGTGGTCTAGACTTCTTCTTTGCACCAAAAGGATATTATGATAGACAGTTTGTAATTTTAGATGCAGACATTTCTAATATAATCCTCACATATGAAGTAGATGATTCTGGAAGAAAACTTCTAACAGATGACAATGGTATTTGGTCTGGAAGTAATTACGGAAAAACATACAAGACACCATTTGTACCTCTATCAAATGGAGATAGGATTCGTGTAGAAGGTGAAGAAGGATTCCGTAGCATTAAGAGACTACCAACAAAAGCTACTAGTAAAGATGGTAGACCAGGAGAACAATTAACTGATGATATCTTCGGAACAGTCTCAGTTGAGTCTTATATTGGAATTACTAGAGGTGAGGGTCTTTCTGTAATTGCTACTGTTGAAAACGGCAGTATCACAGAACTGACCTGGAACCAACGTAGTTATGATCCTATTACACAACCAACTGCATATCAGTATTATACACCACCAGTTCTTAAGTTTGTACCTGCAAATGGTGAAGGTGGTGGTGCAAGAGCAAATGTCTTGGTAAGTAAAGGTCAAGTAATTAGTGTTGATATTATTGATGGTGGTTCTGGATATACAGAAGCTCCAAAAGTTGTTGTAACAAGGAGATTTGATGTTCTTTCTGAGAGAGACATTGGTGTATCAAAGATCAATAGTTTCTATAGACCTTATATTAATGTTGCTCAAAGTGGAACAGTTATATCAACAATTGATGTTCTTGGTAACAGACTAGTTGATCAGTTCTCTTTCTCTTCTGTAAATCTTATCAGTCCATCAGATGTTGATCGTAAGATTATTGCAGTAATTCAAACTGGAGATACTAAGTTACCATCATCTACTTTAGTTGGTAGTGGATCTGAGATGCCAATTGGTATTGATCAACCTGGTGGTGCTCAGATTGTATACATTGAACCAGATCCTGTTACAATTGAAGGAGTTGGTGGTGTATTAAGATTACAAGACTCTGTATCTGTTGTATCTGCAGAGATTCAAGATATTGTTTCTCTCAATTCTATTTCTACTGTAAGCAGAGCAATTACTCAGACACAGCAGATTGAGATTCCAAACAATGCAATTAGTAATGTTAACTTCTTTGAGACTGCTGCATATCTTGATCTTGACTTCAATATTGGCGACAGTATTGCATACATCCCAGACACCACTAAGTTTGACAAACAGGGTCTACTTCTCATTGGTAATGAGATTGTATACTATAACCGTAAGCTTTCTGATAGATTCCTCAATATCCTCAGAAATCGTAAAGGAACAACGGAACAAAATTGGGTTGCTGGAACTTACCTGAGACAGATTCCTGAGTTTGTATCTGTTGCATCTGTTGGTGTTGTTACAATTGAGTCCGAGAGTGATGTCTCTATGGCATCTGGTGGATTTAGATCTATAGCATTTGAGAGAAATACTCAAAGAGAAATTTCATCTCCTGCCGACTTCTCTATTACTAGAGAAGGATTTGAAGTTATAGTGACTCCACCACCTGGTGGTGTTGTTGATAGATATCAAGAAAGTGCATTTATCAATGATCCACTACAACAAAGAAATGGAAATGAAGTTGATCTAGATGATATTAATGGAGTATATTATGTCGCAGTGAGAAGTGGAGCACCTGATATTGCCATCAGAAACTCTAAGACAGGTCAACTGGAATATATTGGTAACTATGAAATTACCAATGTAGGTCATACAATTAGTCATTATAATAACATCTTTGATGATGGTGCAAATAGCGTGTCTGGAATTACATTGCAAGAGTTTAATTTATACTTTGCAGATCTAACTCTTGATGATTTTGTTGAAAGAGCAGACTCTAGTTTTGCTAAGTCTGGTACTCGCTTCAATCTAATGCCACCATCAATTCAAAATCCAGTAACAATTAGTGCAAGCACTGGTGGTCTTACTGGAACTATCAATGCTCAAAGCACTGTAGGATTCCCATCTGTTGGTTACGCCTTTACCAGCAATGGATCTGTATTCCAATACACAGGAAAAACGGCGACATCCTTTACGGGTGTTACTTTGACGAGAGGTCCAAACTCAATTAACACCACTCACGAAATCATTCCGTTTACAATATCCTAAATATTGCTATAAATATAAATAACTCAGGCACAAACTACAACGTCGGACAAAGAACACCATGGCTGCTATTATTTCTGATAAGTTTCGTATTTTTAACGCGAAACAATTCCTAGAATCTCTTACCGAGGGAGCGACTGACACGAGTCAGGAACGTTCCAGAATGTATTTCTTTGTGGGTCGCCCACAGCCCTGGAGAGCGTATTTAGAAGTCTATTCTAAAAATTCCACTGCTTTTGTAGTTGGTAATGAAGTGTATGTTGGAACATATGGTTCTACTGCTTTCCGCGCCACAGTTGCTGCAGTTTATGATAGTGCCCTCCTTTTGACCGACGTTTTTGGCAGCAACGGTGTTAACTCTGCTCCTCCCCTTGGTTCTACACTAAAAGGTAGAACTGGTGGTAGCGGTGGATCCGACACAGGTGCCACAGCACTTTCTGGCGTATATCGCTACGCTACTGAGGATGTTCCTCCTCTTCCACTAGATAACCAGAGAGAGAAAGTTGGTCTTTATGACGAACTAATTGCAGCAAAGCGTATTACTGATGCTTTTGCAAGAACAGTCGTTCGTCGTTACAACTGGGATCTAGTTGCTAACCCTAAGTATGATATGTGGAAACCAGACTACTCTGCTACTCCTGGTGGCGGTGGTCAGATTGGTAAGCAAACCGCAACTGGTGCTAGCACCATTGCTGACGCAAAGTTCTATGTAATGAACTCTTCATACGAAGTATTCAAGTGCCTTTACAACGGAGAGGGTCCTGGTAACAGCACTGGTCAAAACGCAACCGAAGAACCAACTACTGCAGGTGGTAACTACTCTGCATCAACTGGTCTTTACACCGAATCTACTGGTGCTGGTTACATTTGGAAGTACATGTACACCATCCCAACTGATGACGTTCTGAAGTTCCTATCTTCTGACTTCATGCCAATCGTTCTTCCTGCTAACGCATCTAGAACTGCTGTTGTTGCCGCTGCTGTAGAAGGTGCATGTGATGTTGCACTGATTGAAGATGCTGGATCAGGACTTCCTGCTTCCCAGACTCTTTACACTAGCATCAAAGGCGATGGCACAGGTGGTGTTGTAGAACTAGTAACAAATGGTTCTGGTACAATTACATCTGCAAGCATTCAAGCTCGTGGACAAGACTATACTTATGCTAATGTCCTTCTAGGAAATGGCAATCTCTTCTCTGACGCTGGTCTAAGCAGTGCAGTCGCAACTGGTGGTGCTGCTGTTGGTGCTATTGAAGTTGTACTACCTCCTGAAGGTGGTCATGGTTCCGATCATGAAACAGAACTTAATGGTAAGCGTGTTATGACAAACATCCGCCTTACCTACTCTGAAGGTCAAGGTGACTTCCCAGTAGATAACGATTTCCGTCGTATCGGTATTATCGCTGATCCTTATAACTGGGGCACAACAACATTCTCCACAGCAGATACACTCTCTGGACTAAAGGCAGTTAAGATCACTGGTGCTACTGCAGACTTCTCTGTTGACGAGAAGATTACTCAGACTGTAACTGGTGGTACTGC